GTGACTATGGCTACCACGAGTATGATGACGATACCCCTTACTATGAGCCATTACAGGTGAGGAGAGTAAGAGAACTCCACCCAAAGCTATTAATAGTTTCTTCATTTGAATTCAGCCTCCACCATGATTTCAGTTAGACAAGCTAACATATTTATTTCTTGGTCAGCAACGAAGCCACTTTGGTACTGATACTTCGCAATAATAAGTACAGCGGCAGCGATACCAGGACCATCAAGATGGGCGTAGATTGCATCGTATATAGAACGTAGCAATACAGTGGGATCGTTATCAAGATTATCAACAACCCACTTCCTAACTGCCGAGAAGTCTTTGGACTTAAGTTTTTTAAAGAGATCATTAGTTTTTACATCCGAAAAACTTGCGAGGATTCCTGAGTCAATTTTGCCCCCGACCGAATACCTTTGAACTTCGTTGAGTACTCTTCTCCAATCTGGAAAGTGTTTGTTGATAAGTTCTGCAAGGACTTTTGCGTCATATCCAACAGATTCTTGATCCAAGATTTGTTGGAGTCTTTTGAAGAACTTACCTGCAAGTTCCTGTCTTTCTTTTCCCCTAATGGCAAAGTCGATGACTGCACATCGGGAGTGGAGGGGAGCAACGATCTTGTTTTTGTAGTTGCAGGTGAAGATGAATCGACAGTTGCCAATAAACTCCTCAGTAAACGCCCGTAAGGCAAGTTGTACATCAGGGGTTGTGTTATCTGCTTCGTCAATGATGATGACTTTGTGTTTAGCAGTTGACGAAAGCGATACGGTCGAAGCGAAATTCTTCGCATTGTTTCTGACAGTATCGAGGAATCTCCCCTCATCGGATCCGTTGATGACATAAACATCTACTCCTAATTGGTTACAAAGTGCTTTAGCTACAGTGGTTTTACCACATCCAGGTGGTCCCGATAACAAAAGATTTGGAACCTCACCTTTATCTAGGAAATCAATAAAGGTCTTCTTGATGTTATCAGGAAGAATACAATCATCAATAGTCTGGGGGCGATACTTCTCCACCCAAACGAATTCATTACGACTCATACAAACTGCCTCAGTTTTGTCAAAATAATCTTGTAGGCTTCTACTATATCACCTTCTCCCTTACGGAACAAGTCCTTATCGAACCGTTCTGTTCTGTCTTTACTCCACAACCTCATGTTGTCTGGTGACAGTTCATCAGCCAGGAAGAGATCACCATGGGCGTCATACCCAAACTCCAGTTTAAAGTCAACTAGGTCAATACCACACAATAAGAAGAGTGGTTGTAGCAGATCGTTAACATTTCGAGCCTTTTCAATCAGTGGTTCTGTATCAATACCCATCAACTTCACACGATCTGGTGTGAGTAAGGGATCATTCTTACTATCATCCTTGAGAAAGAACTCAATGATGGGAGGTTGAATAAGGAAACCCTCAGTGATGTTTGTAGTTTTTACAATAGAACCAGCTGCGATGTTCCTACAGATAACTTCCACAGGAGCGATCTTTAGTTTCTTGCACCTCATAGTATCCAATGAGGGACAATCAATAAAGTGTGTTCTGATTGAGTTACTTTCAAGATACTCAAACAACATTGCTGTCATCAAACAACAGACTGTACCCTTTCCCTTTGGGTATTCAACCATCTGTCCATTTCCAGCAGTTACACAATCCTCATAACGAATCATCACTTCTTCAGGATTGTCTGTTTCGAAAAGTGTTTTTACTTTTCCTTTTAAGATTTCATTCATACCCATTCAGGTTTACGATCAGGAATACGAAGGTAGTTGTCAGTTACCCACGGTTTAGAACCTATGTACATCTTGTATGCATCAAAGGTTGAGATACTGGTATCTAGTTTGAACTCATCAGGCATAGCTCTAACGAACGGTGTGGTGTCTTTGCCAGACCGTCCTGTAGGGTCTCCAGTAGGGAGAATAATACGAGCTTCTTGCAGTGGTTGCAGACAAGTGTGTTCCTTACCATAACGGTTCTTGTACTCATCACAGAGAGCAAGACCATGGTGTAGGAGCCACTGCCAGTTCATCACAAAAGAGTTAGCCCAAACAGTACAGGGATGGTTACGGAATGCACCTTTCTCTGTCTTGTATGGTTCACCATCTTGACGATGGAGTTGACCAAACCCATGACCCCATTTGTCAGAACAGACAATAGCCAACATCTGACAAGTCTCAAGTGGCATCTTGACAATGTGTTTGTCAGGAAGGACTTGAGCAGACTTGATAGGGTCAGGGTCAGTAACGAAAATGTTCATCAGCCAAAGGTAGAATCAGGTTCCAATGCAATGTAGTATACTACGTCGATGTTCTGATTGACGAACTTGGAAAGGAGTTTGGAAGATACTGTAACATCATAGTTACCAGGAACAATCTTCAGGTTCTCTTCTTTGAAGTTGAATGTGAACTCATCTTCAGTCTCACCAACAACAATCTCAAAGTTGTTTGATGTGTCATTCTTCTTATCTCGTGCAACCAGTTTGATTACACCAGCCTCACCAACCACAGACACATCAGGGAGTTGATACACAGAAGATGCTTTCTTCAGTTTCTCTAGTTGTTGTGATGTGAGTTCAAACTTAACATCCTCAGAAGGAAGAGTAATCTCTTTCTCAGGAGGTGCCACAATCACAGAAGGATCAGCGAAGAAGTACTTACTCCTCATACGACCTTCTTTGATCAGGACATATTCCTGATTATCAAAGTTCAGTTCAGCGTTAGCGTGAAGAGACAAACCATTGAGGAACTGATTGAGATCGTAGATACCAAAGTCCCGTGGAAACTCTTCAGATACATTTGCTTCAACCAGAATGTTCTTCATCACTGAAATAGTACGAAGTTTAGTTCCTTCCTTGAACAGGATAGATTGATTGATAGAACTAAAGTTCTTGAGAAGATTAACGGTTGATTCAGAAAGTTTCATTGTCATTGAGGATAGGTTTCTCGTTGTGCGTTTTTGTCGTTGAAGTGTAACAGAAGAACAGCATAATGCAGGATCTTCATAATGTCACGTCGTGCTGTACCTTTCTTATCATATCGAGAGGCATACTTTAGGATGTTAGATCGACAGAATGATTCACCGTCACCACAGGCTTCAATGAGATCAAGTGTCTGTACCTTATCAGTACCAGCAGAATAATGTTGGTTATATGTACCAGAAATATAATCGGACAACTCTGAGAGGATCTTTTCCTCATCATACTTCCATCTAGTCTTTGTTGTGGGGAAGTCAGGGATACTAACTGGACCATCAAAACTGATGTGATCCTCACCCTCTCCTCCTAGGATACCACCACCAATAACAGTTGATGAAAAGTTAATAGTATCACTTGAAGGTGAACCAGTGATGTATGGATTTCCTACAAGACTGATACCATCTTCATACCAGAAATCTTGGGGATCTCCTTCTTTAATGTTTATACTCATGTCAAGTTCCTCATAAAGTAGCGACCATGCGTTCATAATTTAGTATATCAGAATTCAGGGGTTTCTTCAACATACATTTGATCTTCCAGTTCATTCATTTGGAATTCTACATCAACCTTATCATAAAGTTCGATGAAAGATTGTTTAGTCTCATCATCGAAACGATTGAGACAAACTCCAATAGCCTTGGTCTTATCTTCAAAGATTGAATACGCTTTGACGATGTGAACCAAACGACGGGTGCTGATAATCTCATCAATACCACCTTCATTGAAGGTCTTACGGATGATATCAGCCCAATCAGCCAGGTGCTTACAGAACTTCTTATCATCACACAAGTGACCTAGGATCTTAGTTTCTACTACAGGAGTAGGATATTCCTGTTCGAAGGTCACACAGAACCTCTCTAGAAAGGCTTCGTTGAGAACGTTAGTGCCGATAAACCTACCATCTTCAGAACCCTTACCCTTGGTGTTTGCTGTTGCGACAACAGTGAAACCATCTTTGGGTTGAATGAACTTACCAATCTTCTTGAGGAATACACCTTTACCCTCCAGAATAGATTGAAGACACAGGATCTTATTAGATGCTAGGTCAACCTCATCTAGAAGTAATACTGCTCCACGTTGAAGAGCTTCGATGACAGGACCGTTATGCCAAACAGTTTCGCCATTAACAAGACGGAACCCACCAATAAGATCATCTTCGTCAGTCTCGATAGTAATGTTGACACGAATCAACTCCCTCTTGAGAACCGCACAAGCCTGTTCGACACCCAACGTCTTACCGTTACCCGAAAGACCCGTAATGAACGTTGGATAGAATAGACCGGACTTAATAATCTTTTTAATATCAACAAAGTTACCAAACTGGACGAAGGTATCATCTTTTGCTGGGACTAGATCTTGCTCGATGTGGTTTTCTACCGATGGTGCTGTATATGTTTCTTCTAGTTCTTCTTTGATTTCTTGAACACTAAGTTCCCACTTACCACGACCTGACTTATAGTCAGAGATTTTTTTAGTTACAGTTGGATAGGAACAACCATTCATTGCACACCAGGCTCTAATATCACCAGTAGTTACGGATTCACCGTAAAGTGATTGGAGAGATTCAACAATGTATTCAGTAGACAGAGACATGATAATAAGGTTCTTCAGTAATTGAGCAATTTGGAGGTGAGTAACATTAACAAACCAAATCCATGAACTTACTAAGAACCTTTTTATTTAGAGTCTTAGCTTTGAGTGACTTCATGAATGCTGATTTGATTCTAGTCTTACTTGCCTCATCTTCAACCTCAAACTCTGTATCTGAGGATAGAGCGTTCTGGATCATTGCAAAGTATGCATCATATCCAGACCCTGTAATATTATAACTCTTCTCCTTACGAGCTTTCTTTAGGTCTAGTTCACTTAGGAAACCGTACCTTCTAAGGAAGGTAGCAAAGTCACGGGGAGCTACGAGTCGAATACCAATAAAGTTCGTATCAGGAAAAGATTGTTTGAGATCTTTGAGAAGTATGTCAGTAAAATCCCAATACTGATAACCAATCTGATAGGTGTATCCAGTCTTACGATTACGAAGATAACCTTTTATACCTCTACACTGACGAGGAGCTAAATGTTCCTTTTTGTCATAGTATCCAGTGTAGTAATCAAAGTAGTAAAGTTGATGTGCTTCACCATCAGTGAGAATCACACACTGAACTTTTTGGAGTTGATTCTCTCTTTTGAACTTAGGAAGAATAGTATGTAAAGCTACCAGTGATTCATTCAGAGGTGTACCAGAAAGAGATACCTGTAATGGAGCATGGTAGGGTGAGTAAACTCGGAACTGACGTGAAACTCTCCAGATGTTAAGTAGTTGATTATCAAGTGTTTTCTTGTTTACCTTGCTACTCAAGAAGTGCATCAACTTAAAATCACCACCAACTACAAAATTACCTTTCTCTACTTCATTATGAAACTTAGACTCTTGTTGTCCACGATTGTATGTGTTACTGAAAGCATAGACATCAAAAGGGATATTGACCTTACTACAGAACCAGACCAAGTTATAGAGTTGTTTGATTGTATCAAGAAGAGAATCACACATAGATCCAGACCAATCAAGAATGAAGACTAGACCGTGATTCTTTCCATCAGGAACTACAGATACTTTCTTGAAGAGATCTTCATTGTATTTGTAGGTGTGAAGTTTAGTACAATCCAGAACACCAGTTCTTGAAGTAGTGGTTCTAGCGTATGAGTCAGCTGACTTCTTACACTCAAACTCTTTTACAAGATAGTTGACTTCTTTCTGTGCCGACTTCTTGAACTTGGAGTAATCACTATCTGCTTCTTTAAACACATCATCTTCATAAGTTCTCCAAAATGCATCAATCAACTCATGAATCTCAGAGTTGGGAACAACAACATCATCGTAGTTCAACTTAGGAATCTGATAGTAAGAGTTGCCACCTGTTAGATCTGGTGGACGATTTAACTCAGATACATTCTCTGAAAATATATCGTCAGTTGTAACTTCAGGTTCTACCTCTTGAGGTTGTTGTTGAATCGAATCACCTTCACTATGATTCTCACCCTCCATCTCAGGAGTATCCAGTGTTGGTTCACTAGATTCTTCTGTTTCCTCAGACTCAATCTCTTCACCATTCCCCTGAGGTATCTCCACTACTTCTTCAAGATTTGGTTGTGGAGTTTGTGTATTGAGTTGTTCTTTAGTGTATCGATATACCTCTTCTGCTGCAAATACTGCTTCTCCAAAGGTTTCACTTTTGCCAACCAATTCAACCAATTCCATTTCTTCATCAGTGAAAGGAACATCAACCCAGTTTCCAATCTTATACTTTAGATTGATACGATCAGCCAGGTTCATCTCATTGATATCTACATCACTCAGTTCAAAGAAGTCTTCCTCTGATAGATCTTTATATGCTCTGTAAAATGTTTTAGTTAATCCAGGATACTTACGTTTCATAAGTTTCTCAATCCTAGCATCTTCTGTGACATTCACAAAAGAACGAGGAACTCTATTTTCCCAAGACCAATCATCAGGAGTAAAGAGTGCGTGACCCACCTCATGACCAACCAACATATCATAAACAGTTCCTGA